ACATAAAATCTTTTTAAGGCCACCAACGATTCGTCTAGTCCATACTCGTCTTTTAAGTGAGGTAATTCAATGACATCGCCAGGCATAATTTTTCTAGACAGCGCATCTACAGTGCCGCGTAGGTGAAACATGATAAAAATATTATCGTTACTTAAAAACATACCAAACTGACTTAGATTAAAATCCAAATCCTGCATGGTATAGATTCCACGGATAACATAAATGTCAGGAGCATAGTTTCTATCTCTATTTTCCATTAAAAGCACATCTTGGATACTTAATTCAGGAATAGGATTAGCACTAGTATCTGGAACTGCCGGGGTAGCAGTCCCCTCTGCTGGATTTACAGGTCCTAGATATTTGTGAACAAATACATCAGTCCCACCAACTTGGAATTCTTCATTGATAATTCTATCAAGGAATCTAAAATCATTGCCCTTTTCGGGTTTGTATAAACTTAGACGAGGAATTTTAATTCTCCTTTGACAACCTTGCAATTATCAATATGATGTTTTTCTGTGTAATCGCTGGTTATTCTGCTCTGTGCGTTGGCAACAATTGCATAATACCAGCGAGTGTACTTGTTGGTCAAAAATGAATTTAGTATTGGCATAGTAATGTATTTATGGCTAGCACACGGCTAAATATTATCATGAACGAAAATGAAAACGCCCGCCAACAAGTTATAGATTACATTAAGACTTTCCTAGGTGATGGGATGGTTGATGTAGAACTGGATCCCAAGCACTATAATGTTGCTATAGATCGAGCTCTTGCCAAATATCGTCAGAGAAGCAGTAATGCTCAAGAAGAAAGTTTTGGATTCCTAACGCTACAGGTTAATCAGAATGATTACACCATGCCCAAAGAAGTAACAGAAATTCGACAGCTATTTAGACGTAGTATTGGTAGTAGAAGCGGTGGTGGCGATGGCGGCAGTTTGTTCGAGCCCTTTAACTTGGCCTATTCCAACACCTATCTATTGGCATCAACCAACATGGGCGGCTTGGCTACTTATTACGCATTTGCTAGTTACCAAAAACAAGTTGGTAAAATGTTTGGTAGTGATATCAATTTTACCTACAATAGGACCAATAAAGTATTGACTATTATGCAACGTCCGCAGTCTGAAGAAGAAGTACTGGTTTGGATGTACAACTATCGTCCAGATTTTGACATTTTAGCGGATAATTTTGCTGGACAATGGATCAAGGACTTTGCCCTGGCCAGTTCTAAAATTATATTAGGCGAGGCTCGTGAAAAATTTGCCACTATTGCCAGTCCACAAGGCGGTATTCAACTAAACGGCACTGCTCTTAAAAATGAAGGCAAAGCTGAATTAGAAGTTTTAGAGCAAGATCTAATTAACTACAAAGAAGGCGGAACACCGTTGACATGGGTAACCGGCTAATGCTATACTAGTTCAATGAAACCTATTGAACTATTTTACCATGTTTTTATTCCCGCTGATACTAGATACACCATGTGGAATTGGTGGATTGATCAGCAACTACAGCTAATCCAGCAAAGCAAATTACACACCATAGCCCGTAAGGTCAGTATGGCGGTGACCATGCCACAGCATTATGGAGAAATTTCTCCTGGTACTGGCATTCCATTTAGATTGAACCGCAATAAATCTTCAGCGGTGACATTTATTTCAAAACTACGAGAATACGTCAGTGTTCGATATCCGTGGGTTGAAATTATTGACTTTAGAGATACCGGTGAAGTCAATATATTCGAAGGGCAGACGCTCCATCTACTATGGCTTAAATCTCAAACAGATGATTTTGATGTATTATACCTACATACCAAGGGTGTGGTCAGTGCTACTCCACAAGTGGCCTGCTGGCGAGAAATATTAAATCACTACTGTGTAACTGAGTGGCCCACTTGTATCAAAATGTTAGAAAATTGTGATCTTGTGGGAATTAAGGATCTGCGCTCTGATGAAAATAATACAGTTAGCGGTAATTTTTGGTGGTCCAAGGCAAGTCATATACGCACACTACCAGATCCACTAGCAGGTAACGATTCTGGCAGATATTATTACGAACACTGGATCAAATTAACAGATCCGTCAACACAGTTCATTGTAGATACTGAAACCGATCATCACGATGATTATTGTTTCCTGGAAAATTTACTGAAAAAAAATCCTTGACTGGTTTAACATTTCTGTAATAAAATAAATTATTAACTGGGGGATACTATATGATCATTGGTGTGTGTGGTTTTATTGGGTCAGGTAAAGATACTATTGCTGACTATTTGACAAATTTTCATGGTTTTCGAAGAGAAAGTTTTGCCGGTAGTTTAAAGGACGCAGTAGCACAAGTGTTTGGTTGGGATCGAACTATGTTAGAAGGTCGAACTAATTCTGCCCGTGAATGGCGAGAACAAGTGGACACTTGGTGGGCTGAACGGTTAGACATGCCACACCTAACCCCACGTTGGGTATTACAATATTGGGGCACAGAAGTTTGTCGCAATGGTTTTCATGATGATATTTGGATTTCTGCTCTGGAAAACAAACTACGCAACAGTAAGGACGATGTTGTTATCAGTGATTGTCGATTCCCTAACGAAATTAAATCAATCCGTGATGCGGGCGGTATTGTTATTCGGGTAAAGCGTGGCCCAGAGCCTGACTGGTATCGAGATGCCGCAGACATGAATGCCGGAGATCACTGTATAAATTGGGCACTTGCTTCAAATCGAATGAGACAGTTGGGCATACATGCGTCAGAGACTGCTTGGGTAGGTACCAAATTTGATCATGTTTTAGAAAATGACAGCAGTATAGACAATTTATATGCTCAGGTTAGATCATTGATTAAAAGTCCGGAGTTAGAGCCCCTTGACGCCAGCGAACGCCCTCTTTATGTAGGACTCGTTGACAATTGGCACACACCGTCTTAAGATTCAAGACGCTGTTGTTCATTAAATTTCCATCAATATGGAACACATCAAACTGTTCCATATGTTTGCTACTGAATCCACATTTATCACAGGCATTCTTCTTTTTATAGCCTGCTAGAGCCCATAACGGGTTTCCTTGTTCACGGCTTCGGCTACAGTGATCACACTTAGACCTATAATAAGGTCTTCCTTCTTTATAGTAGTTGACTGCTACTGGTCTTTGTCGACATATCTTACATAAATTTCTCATACCCGCCCTTTTCGTGCCCTTTTGTCATGGTATTTACCCTGGTTTTTTTCTAATATACAGCTAAATAAAACAAAGTAATCCAATTAAGGAGATTTAAAACATGGCTACAGTATTAGGTTCCCCAGGCGTAAGCGTAACGGTAGTAGACGAGAGTTTCTACACACCGGCAGCCCCTGGCAGCACTCCAGTTATTTTCGTTGCTACCGCGGCGAACAAACAAAACGCCAGCGCAACAGGCACAGCACAGGGTACTTTAAGTTCCAATGCTGGTAACGTGTATGTGCTATCAAGTCAACGCAACTTAACCGATACATTTGGTACACCGCGTTTTTACACAGATGCGTCAAGCAATCCTATTAACGGCGACGAATTAAACGAATATGGATTACAAGCGGCATACAGCTTATTAGGTATTAGTTCAAAAGCCTATGTTGTTCGTGCTGATATTGACCTAGGACAACTTGTTCCTACAACTACTGCTCCAGAAGGTACGCCAGTAGCAGGCACTTACTGGGTGAATCCAGTAACTAGCTCATTTGGTATTAACCAATGGAGTAGTTCAACACAGAGTTTTAGTGTAATAACTCCATTAATCATTGACAATGATAATTTTGACGCAACTACTACAGTAGCAGGTCTTCCAGCTGATAGTTTTGGCAAACCAGGCGACTATGCTATGATTGTTACATCAGACAACGGCGCAACAATGACTCCTGATGCTTTATATTACAAGACATCAGCAAACAGCAATGCTTGGGTAGAAGTAGAATATGGTTTTGATGGTGGAAAACAATTAGTAATTGGACCACACACAAGTTACCCAGATTTTACCACATCAACTGGATCAAGCGCAGATACTGGTAGTGTATGGATTAAAACAACTACTCCTGGTATGGGCGCAAATTGGGTGGTAAAATATTACAATGGTGCTACATCTAGTTGGACTAGTGTAACAGCCCCATTATACAACAGCAACCTACAAGCTCTATATAATTATGATTTTGCCGGTGGCGGATCAAACATCGCTGTAGGTACAACCTATGTTGAAACTGATCCTGATCATTATGGAATAACAACTGCTACAACAGCGGTTGCTGAATTCAAAGTTAAGAGATACACAAGTAATGGTCCAACTTCTATTGTTAGTCCAGCAACTACCTTCAAGAGCACATTAACTAACAAAACTTTTGTTATCAGAGAAACATTACAAGGTTCAGCACAGTGGGCCAATACAGCAACTATCACTGTTCCGTCAGATTTTGTAAACACATTGGCGGCTAACATTGCTACAGCAATTAACGTATCTGGTATGACTAATGTCAGTGCTAGTTACAATACACTTACAAACAAATTAACTATTACCCACGCATTGGGTGGTGATTTTGAATTGTATGACTACGCAGGTACTCCGTTGGCCGATGTTGGATTTAGTGCTTACAGCTACGATTCAGCAACAATGACAGCTACTGGAACTCCTAATTTGTACACAGCTCCTATGGCTGATTTAACCACAGTATCAGGAAATCCTCCTTATACATTTATTGCCAGTAACTGGGCTCCATTGGTTTACGAAGCATCCGCTGTAGCACCAAGTACTGCTCCAGCAGATGGTACACTATGGTTTGACAGCAGTATCAGTTCAGTTGATATTCTATACAACAACGGCAGTGCTTGGGTTGGTTATTTAAACGCTTTCCCAAGTACAGATCCAAACGGTCCAATTGTGTCAGCACTAGCTCCAACAACACAGAGCAATGGTAACGCATTGGTAACTGGTGATATTTGGATCAGTACAGCAGTCATTGACAATTATGGTCAAGTAATTTATGTTTACAACAGCGTAACTGGTGGCTGGGTATTACAAGATACCACCGACCATCATACCCCAAATGGTTGGGTTTACGCAGATGCTCGCTGGACATCAGGAGTTGATACTAATTATCAACCAGCTACAATTTCAGCACTATTAAACAGCAACTATGTTGATAGCGACTGTGTAAGTCCATTACTATATCCAAAGGGTACACGTTTGTATAACCTACGTTGGAGTGGTAACAATGTTAAGAAATACATGATGAACTATATCACCGGAGTTGAAGGTGATGTGGGTGATCGTTGGGTTTCTGTTAGCCCTAATAATGCGCTTGGTCAAGGCCAATTTGGTCGTTTAGCACAACGCAGTATTATTGTTGAATCACTAAAAGCAACAATTGATACAAACACAGCAATCCGTGATACTGAAACATTGACATTTAACTTGATTGCCTGCCCAGGATATCCTGAAGTAGTACAAAACCTAGTTAACTATAATACAGATGTTGGTAACACAGCATTTGTCATTGGTGATACACCATTCCGTTTACCGGCAGATTCTAACTCATTGAATAACTGGGGTAGCAACGCTGCACTTGCCGCAGATAACGGTGATCAAGGTGCGGTAACATATGATGACTATTTGGCATTCTTCTATCCAAGTGGGTTGACCAATGACAATACTGGTAACAAAATTGTTGTTCCGCCAAGTCACATGATGTTAAGCACAATCGTTAACAGTGATGCCGTAAGCTATGAGTGGTTTGCTCCAGCTGGTTTAAATCGCGGTGGAATTATCAATGCTACTTCAGTAGGCTACATTGATAGTACTACAGGCGAATTCCAAACAGTAAGCCTATATGAAAGCCTACGTGATATAATGGCCAGTGTTAAAGTTAATCCAATCGCAACACTAAAAGGTGCTGGCATTGTTAACATGGGTCAATACACACGTTCAAAGGTTTCTAGCGCATTAGATCGTATCAACGTAGCTCGCTTAGTAGGTTACCTACGTAGACAGTTAAGCATATTATCTAAACCATATTTGTTTGAGCCAAATGACAATCAAACACGTGGTGAAGTTAAAAATGCTGTTGAAAGTTTGCTATTAGAATTGGTTGGTCAACGTGCTTTGAATGACTTCATTGTAGTATGTGATACAAGTAACAACACACCTGCTACTATTGATAGAAATGAATTGCATGTAGACATTGCTATTGAACCAGTTAAAGCAGTTGAATTCATTTACATACCGCTACGTATCCTTAACACTGGTGCGATTGCGGCTGGTAACCTTGGGGCAGGATTTCCTGGCTCTGGAAGCAAATAATTAAGAATAAGGAGCATTTAACATGCCAGTTTCAAGTTTAAGTAATTTTTCAGTACCGTTAGCAAACAACGCGGGATCAAGTTCCCAAGGTTTGTTGATGCCAAAACTAAGGTATCGTTTTCGCGTTACTTTAAATGGCTTTGGCGTGGCTGGTAATCCTACAACAGAATTAACCAAACAAGTCATGAACGTGACTCGTCCAGAAGTTAGTTTTGAAGAAATTAAAGTGGCTGTTTATAACAGCACAGTAAAATTAGCAGGACGTCATAGTTTTGCTGATATTAAACTAAATGTTCGTGATGATGTTACTAATGCTGTTAGTAAAAAAGTTGCTGAACAAATGCAAAAACAATTTGATTTCTTTGAACAAGCCAGTGCAGCTTCAGGTATTGACTACAAGTTTGCCACACTAATTGAAATATTAGATGGTGGTAACGGTAGCTTTACTCCAAATGTATTGGAAACATTCCAATTGGACGGATGCTGGATTAAAACTGTTACATACCAAGGTGGGGATTACACAAACAATGATCCATTAGATATTGCTATGACAATTTGTTACGATAATGCTACACAAGTTGATGGAGCAGGAAACGTAACTGGTCTAGGCGTAAATATTGGACGTACAGCACGTACTCTAGCCATAGGTGGTTAATTTTAACTAAAGCAGGCAAAGCCAGGAGTAAAAATCCTGGCTTTTTTTATTGACTAAATAATTTTATGAGTAATGCGTTCACTAATTTTCTAGGAAATGTAACTGACGGGTTTTTAGGCAATCCATCGCCTACTATGAAAGACCGTGTACATGCCAGCAATTTATATGTTGCCAACACGTATGCTAGAGCACCAAAGTTAGGATTTCTATATTTTTTATCTTTTAACTACAATCAAAATGTTGTAAGAGATGCCGCCTGGGCCAAGACAGGCGAAACAGATGTTGGACTATTGGCTAAAAAAGTGGATCTCCCTAGATTTAAAATTTCCACTGATACGTTAAATCAATACAATAGAAAAACCAAGATACAAACTAAGTT